AGGAGCGCAAAGTACATCACCTACTTGGAGAAGGACCAAGTGATGTATTTAGCGTGCACAACTCGAATATTGCAAATCTAACCGCGGGGGTTGTTCAACGTGTGTTCACTGTAGACTACGGTGAAGGACAGCAAGAACCACTCCCACAAACTGATTTGGGGTTCGAAAGAGCCACTAGACATGCGACCACGTTCCTGCAGCGTAACAGCTTCAAGCTCAGCAAGTGGAGTGATGAAAGATTTATCGATCATTACTCGGACGCTCGGCAGAAGAAACGTTACACTGCGGCAGCAGAGTCGCTACTAGTGTCCCCGGTTTGTGAGAAAGACAGCAGTGGTAAGCCATTCATAAAGGCTGAGAAGACCAACATGTCTGCAAAACGGGACCCAGCCCCTAGAGTCATTACGCCCTGTGACCCTAGGTACAATATAAGTGTTGGCAAATTTATTAAGCCAGTGGAGGGGGTCCTATATGGTCTGCTTAATAAGATGTGTGGCGGCACCACCGTAATGAAGGGGTTAAACACCCTTGAAGTAGGTGAGGCCGTTCACGAGGCGTGGACAGGGTTCTCGAAACCTGTCGGCGTCGGCTTGGACGCGAAAAGATTTGACCAGCATACCCAAGGGCCTGCACTCAGATTCGAACAGAAGATTTATCGTCTGTTCTTCTCTGGTGTAGTGCTCAAGGAATTTGCTCGGTTAATGTCTTGGCAACTCGAGAGAAAGTGTAAGGGTTACACCGAGGATGGATGCATTGAGTACCTAATGCATATACGAGCCTCGGGTGACATGAACACCGGACTTGGGACATGCCTAATCGCTTGTTGTCTCATCCACTCATACATGGTGGATGCTGGAATCAAGTACCGCCTTCTGAATAACGGTGATGATTGCGTAATCATCGTTGAGGAAGAGGACTTGTCCAGATTAGACGGACTGTTTGCCCATTGCAAAGAGGCCGGCTATTGGATGGTAATCGAGGAGCCAGTCTATGAGATTGAGGAAATTGTTTTCTGCCAAACCCACCCTGTACTCACCAGTGCAGGGTGGACCATGGTACGAGAATTCCCGGTCTCGATTGGTAAAGACTTTGTATCACTCCTGCCGCTCACTAGTGAGTCGGCATGGGCTAAGTGGGCCCATGACGTCGGGAACTGTGGCATTGCGATAAATGCCGGTGTACCAGTTCTCGAGGAGTTGTATGGCGCTCTCGCGCGGTCTGGGAATGGAACCTTCGGGCAACATCCCTGGACTAGAAACAGTGGCTTCTTTAGGATGGCTGTCGGGTTGTATGGACGAACCGCACCCATCACAGAGGAGTCACGTGTCAGTTTCTGGAAGGCATTTGGTGTGACGCCACGGGACCAAATACTCATGGAGGAGTATTACCGTGACTACACATTCAATTTCGTTCTTCCGCGCCGAGGGAAATCAAATACAAATACATATCGAATTAGCAACGTAAATAACAAGCCACCAGGACATCATTTAGAAAAGCATATCTTATCCCTTCATCACTAATATATTATTAACACCCGTATACACTAGAGATCATAACAAACATCCACACACAGCCAAATCAAGGAAAATGGCTAATGGAAAGGGCTCAGGCAAAAGGAAAGCGCGTGGCGGTAGGCTCACGAACTACCAAGCACCCTCAAGCACGGACACCCGCAGAAAAGGCGCAAAGAAATTTCCCCCCATGGGGAAAGGAGGCATGCGTCACGGTCATGCTGCGAATCAGAAGTTGTGTCGCACAATCTGTTCGCAAATTGACCCATTCTGTACCTCAGCTTGTGGTGCCAAGATCATGGACAACAATCGCACCTCTACGGTGTCATTCCAGTCAAAGTCATTCGTGACTCTGTCTTCTCTGGCATCGAACAATGCTGCCATCATGATCTCACCAGCCATCCATAATAGTTACCGATTGGCCAACTCAATCGTTGGCGACAATGTTGTCGCCACCGATCCATGGGTAACTATCCCGGAGGAACCATCGCTCTCTGTATCTTTTTCAGAGTACCGGTGTGTCTCGTTCGGAGTACGAGTATTCGGAAGTGCAGCCCTGGCAACCAGTCAGGGCACTGTTACGATAGCAACCATGCCCAGCACTGGATCAACAGGCTGGAACATATCGAGCG